TTGCGCCAAGGTCATCAACGGCTGGCACGACAGGCTGTGACGTTGTTGCGTCGATAGCAACGTGCATCGTTGAACGGTCAGTCGTAAAGTGCTGTTCGCCAGCCAGCATACCTGTTGTTGGTAAATTAGCCTTTAACCCGCGCTTGATTTGTATCCGTGCCATTGCCTGTCCTTAGTTGAATGTCCCGCCATCAATGATGACAGGCTTGTTGCGCCATAGTAGCGCGTCTTGGTCATACTGCAAAATGTCTTCGTTGAGAATACCAGCAACAGCAACATCTTGCAATTCGCTTAAATAAGTCGCGCCGCCGCTTCCGCCACCGCCACCACCGCCGCCATAAAAGCCACTTACCTTGGGCTTTGGCAGTTCAATCTGAAATTCCCGACCATCCGTCAGTGTTATCCAGAAAGACGTATCGTCGCGCTGTTCCACCAGTGCCACACCAGTGCCGTCGGAACCATCAGCACCAGCAGCACCGTCACGACCATTGCTACCATCGCGGCCATCCCGACCATCAGCACCATCGCGGCCATTGCTTCCAGCAGGGCCAACCAGTGAAGCGCGGTTAATTTCAAACCAGACGTTGACGGCAAGTTGTATCTCCTCATCCGTTGGGGGGCGACCTTCTGGGCCTTGCTGCCCGTCTTGTCCGTCAATTCCGTCGGCTGGCTGCGATATGTTGTCCTGTAGCCAAGCAACAGCAGCAGCTTTGATTTGTTCGTCCGTAATAGGAGGTGCATCATCGCCCCGTTCCCCTTGTGGGCCAGCCTCACCTTGTGGCCCCGCTATCAAAGTGCGTGACAGTGCATCGTTGGTGCGCTGATTTAACGCAGCAACGGCCTCTACTAGCGAGGCAATTATTTCCTCGCTGATAGCCATTCTTAAAGCCCCAAACGGCTGCGGATGTTGTCAAGCAAGCTATTGTCAGGCGCGACCTCATCAGAAACGTCAGGCACTTCTTCATCAAAGCTTGGGCCAGCGTCGGCTAATTGCGCTTCGTATTCTTCAAATTCCATGTCAGGCGAAACAAGTTCACCGCGCTGGAAATTCTCAAATAGAACGGAAAGCGGCATTGCATCGCCTTGGTATGCGCCAAGCAATGCTGTGACCATCTGTGGAGCCATACGCGCAGCGCCAAAGTCGGTGTTCAGGCTAAATTCTACGTCCTGTGGTGCGCCGACCCATTCGGCCATCCAGTTCAGTGCGCGGGTGATAGCGTCCGATGCAGAACGGCTGATTGACGCAAGCACTGACCGTTCGCCAGCGGTCTTCAGTTCGACAGTGCCAAAGGCTTCAGCGGTGCGCTTATCGTCAGCAAGCATCCGTGCGCCCAAGACAGCCATGCGCTGTTCTTTGTCCTTCAGTGCTTCGCGCAGTGTCTTCAGGCCATCGCCCTTAAATTCAAGATAGCCAGCGTTTGCGGCTGGGTCAGGGAATATCCATGCGCTCATTGAGCCGACAGCAAGGGTTGCGCCTTCTGGAAGCTGCACACCCGCAACATATGGCGTTGGCAATCCAGTGAAGTGTAAGCCATGCTCATAATCGGCGCTGTTGCGATAGTGACCAAGGTTCGTGTCTACCAAGTCAAGCAATGGCGGTTTCTGCACTGTGGCAGTCGCGCTGCTTGCTCCAAGTATGACGAACGGGATGTAACGCAATGTGCCGCCATTCTGTATCGGGAACATTTCGCTAATCAGTTCGTTATCGTCGGTCATTACGCGAACGCGATAACCTTGCTCCGTCAGGTCAAGGACGCGATATTGCGTAACCTGTTTGGTGGTAAATTCGTTTTCCTGCACATCGACAGTTTCTTTCAGCACCACAAGCGTCAAAACCTGTGCGCCATTGATGTAGCTGACGCGCCAGTTGATGATGCTTTCCGCTGTGTAGTAGCGCAAGAATGGGCGAATGTTTAACGCTTCGGCAGCGGCAATCGTGATGTTGGTGGGCGCATTGGCAGGGTAATCGACCATGATGCCGACGCGACCAACAGCAATCTGTTGCTCTACAACCTGTTCGCTAAATTCGCGCAGATTGTCGCCAGCAAGTGTGATGTCTTCAGCATAAGGCTCAATGGCGGTGGGCAGCTTATAAATTGGGTCTTTGGCAAATATCATGCCCGTGAAGGCATCCAGCGTCCGTGCGCTTGCGTTGAAGAAGCCAGCCCGTTCTTGATAAGTGATGTATTCAACATCCGTCTGGCCTGTCAGCCGTGGCAGATAGTTGTTCGTGTCAAACGATGGGTTGTAAAGGCTTCCAGTGTAGCGCGTATTGCTGACATAGTTCTGGATTAGAGCGTCACGACCAGCGATGACATCGCGGCAACGCTTCCACTTAAAGCGGTTAGCGTCATATTCGGTGTTGGTGTTGGAGACAGACATTTACACCCCAGAAATTTGAGCAAAGGATACCGTTCCTCTACCGATAGCATATTTATATGCAATAAAATAGCCGATAGCATCATTCAAATGGTCAAAGCCGCTTGATTTATCTGGCTCACCATTTTTCGCGTATGCTTGGCGCTCCAAACCTTCAATAACATTAGGGCATTTATCAGGATTGACCAACAACCTTCGTTTGCCTTGATTGCAAATCATTTGGTTGACCGCAATAATTCTATCCTTGACGGCAGGGTTTTTACTATTTGCCAATACCGTTAAACCAGCGGAGCGCAAAAGCGTTAAATCGGACAGGCTGGCGTTAATGCTTTTTGTGGCCCCGCCAGATGCGTCAGGGTAAACTGTGATTTGATGCCCAGCGTATCGTTCCTGCAATATGCGTATCAATGTTGGCGTATCGCGCACACCCGATAATTCATCCAGTGCCAGCGGGTCGCCATTGCGTATCACGCACACGACGGCGCTCATATTGTTGACGTTAAAGTCAACACCGATGTGCAGTGGTTCGCGCTGTTCAATGGTTGCAAAAGTAATGTTAAGCTTGCGGTCAAACTCTGGATATATGCTACCAGCGGTCAGGTTGACAAATTCGCCATCAAGATATGCGGCAAGCAAGCTGGCGCTGTAGCTGTTTTGCAAGTTCTGGATGTAATCAGGTGGAAGGTTGGCGGCATTGTCGGATGTCTTGGCCTTATACAGCGCATAGCCATCAGCCTTGTTCTTAACCCAGCGGTCATAGACGAAGCGGAAACCTTCAGGCGTGGTGGCAACGCCGACAGTATTGCGAACGGGCTTACCACCGACAGTAAATGCCTTCTGGCGGTTACGGGCGATAATCTTGTTCCAGACGGCCCGTGCCTTTTCGATGGGCAGTGTATCAAGTTCATCCACAACGCTGTGAGCAACTTCGTAACCGACGATGCGGTCAGGCTGTTCCATGTTGCGAAAGATGATGCGGCCCAGTTCCGTTTCCAGCACAGCCTTTTGCTGGTTCAGCTTATAAGGGATGCCGTTGCGCTCAAACAAAGCAGGAAAGCGTTGGAAGGCAATGTCTTCAATCAGCGGATAGGTCGGAAGGTAATATGCGACATCCTGATAAGGGCAGTATCGCTTCAGGCGCATTAGCCTTGCAATACCAGCCGCAGTCTTCCCAGAACCAAAACCACCGACGAACGCAGGGAATGGCTCTGTGCTGTAAATAAAATCGCTTTGGCTTGGCGTGAAGGTCAAAGCCAATCTTCATCCGTGATAGGCTTGAAGTGCATATTGACTGCCAGCTTGGTCGGTTCGTTATAGCCGTGCATGATGTTTAGTTCTTTGACCGCTGCCGTCATGCCCGTCGATGCCTTGGCTTCAAGCGCAATCCTATAGGCGCTCATTAAGCCCTTTACGGACATTTCGCGTGTCCATAATTGCTTTTCAGCAACCTGTGCTTTCAATTCAGCAACCCTTGTGGCAACCTTGCTGTTGTTCATCAACTTAGATGCAAGCGGATAAATGGTGTTATCCTTCATCCCTTCAGCGTCATAAGCGGTGCGGTAAGCGTCTGCTTGCCCCATGCCGTCGGCTATTGCTTGGCAGAAGGCCTCCTGCTTTGCGGTCAGTTTAGCTTCCATAATCAAACATACTTTGCAAAAGATTTTAAAGGATAGAAAACTAGGCTATTCCTATATCCGCCTTCAGCAAGTGGGATGATAGGTGTTACGCCGTGCAGACTTTTCCAAGCGGGGTATACCAGCATTGAATTATCGCAGCTATCTACTGTAAAGCCATATTCTGGAATAGTGGTGTTGCCGCCAGTTGATGATTTCCGCTTTGCAATTATGACATTTACGCAGCCACGAAGGTTCGCATTATCTGTGTGATAATTTGCAGCAATATTGAAATTAGAAATGCTGCTGGTGAATAATTCCCCAAAACGATATTCAGGCGGCGCGTTTTGCTGAATAGCCAGCTTTTGGAATTCATACTGCTCTGGCATGATTTCCTTAATAATGTTTTCACTTTCACGGCATAGCAAAAGCATCGCCTTGATAAAATTTGCGGCGCTGCCAACAGAGTGAACACTGGAGACAGTTGGATAGTTCCGGCGCATATGGGGCTTGGGTGGCACTCCTCCAAGAATTACAGAATATTGCCTTACGTCGAATGTCGCGTCATGCAAGCCACTGCTCCTACGCATTTCGGATTTAGGAACCCTTGGGCTTCGCAATTCCCTGTCAGCAAGTTCAGCGTAGCTACTGGCCTTTTCTGAATAGCTTGATAGGTTCTTTATATAAAATCCAACAGGGATGCCATCCTCGTAAAATATGGCATCTTCTGTGAGGTTCGGCTCAATAGTTCCGCAAGTGCCGCCAACTTTTTCAGGATACGGCCGACTTTGTAATTCAATATGTTTCATTCACACCACCATGATTTTAATGTCATAACGCACATAATTTGCCAAAGTTGGCAAAGCCTTCTTCCAGCGTTGAATTAGCCCAGATTTCTTTCGGCCCACGAAACGCTTTGAAAAAGTTTACCCTATTTACTAGATTGGTGGCATATGTTTTTTCATTCCAGCCCCCTGCGCCCCGCTTTATCACACGTTGATAAATCGTTTCGCGTGGCACTTTAAGCAAAACGCATTTCAAGCTGAAACCCATATCAGCTAAAATGTTTATATCCTTTTGCTTGCTGTAATATTCGCCAGCGATAATCAGCTTGCCTTCATATGCGTTCAGGCTGTTCCATACGATAGATTTTGTATCGTTTGACAGGCTATCTGCGCCTAATTGGTTTCGCCCCAAAACATCAAATTCTTTGCACCTGCATATATAGCCATCCTGACTGACAAAAGACGCATTTCGTAACAAGGTGCTTTTACCCGAACCCATAGCACCAGTTAAAAAAATTGCTTGCTTCACAGCTTTTCTTTCTCTGCCTTCAGCTTTTCAATCAACATCATTCCGACATTACCGCCACGGCTGCGCCAAAACTGCACAAGGGCCTGTGCTTCCGCATAATATTCAGCTTCAAATTCAATCTGGATTGCTTTTTTAACATCACGGGCCATTTCATCTAGCTGCCCATCAAGGTCATCTTCATCTAATAAGCTATAATCCAAACCATTAATCAACTTCTCTAAATCGATTTCAGAAAAGCCTAAAATATCCAAATCGAAGCTATCACTCAAACCCTCAATTTCTGCCTTCAGCATGTCCATGTCCCACCCTGCGTTCAGAGCAAGTTGGTTATCGGCTATCACCAATGCGCGTTGCTGTGGCTTGCTAAGGTGGTCAAGGATAATGGCTGGCACTTCTTCCATGCCAAGCTTCCGTGCGGCCAATAAGCGCCCATGCCCTGCAATGATAGTGTTATCGCCATCTATTAAAATGGGGCTTGTCCATCCAAATTCTTTTATGCTTGCCGCTATCTGCGCGACTTGGGCATCGGAATGGGTGCGGCTGTTTGCAGCATATGGGATTAAGTCAGCGACAAGGCGCTGTTCAATTTTGGGGTTGCTCATTGCCCCTAGTTATACATCCGTTTTCATTTTGGCAACTGTCGCATAATTACCCGACAAATTCTTTCCATTGCCAGTTCGCCCACTGCCGCATTGCCTCATTTGACCATTGATGCTTGCGCCATTTGGCAAGCAGAGCATCCTTATCCTTAACAGCGCTGTGCTTATATCGTATCAGGTCGCTCATATAATCCGAAGCAGTCATCATCGTTTTCGTCTTCAAAAGGGTCATATCCTTTTAGCATGGCATCCACAGCAACAGAAATTGGGCCTGTGATATTGACCTTGCCAGCTTCCATCTTGCGAAGGGTAGTTGCACCCGTTGTCGGTGATAGACGCAATGCGTCGGACATATCGTTTAGGCTGTAGCCAAGGAAATTTCTTGCCAACTTTAAGTCTGATGGTTTCATTCTGCTGCTTCCATTTTTGCTATCTTTTGCAATGCGTGAACGATGGTGCTGTGGTCACGGTTCAAAATCCTGCCGATTTCTGGTGTGCTGTAACCACGTTCACGGAATAGCTTTATACATTCGTAACGAATTTCAACCAGCACCTTAAAGCGCCTTTTGCCAACAACGTCATGCCTATCATATCCATATTCGGATGCGATGTGGTCAATGATGGTGAGGTTTCTTTCGCGTGGCGTCATGCCCCTTGCTCCTGTTCTTTTATGTCTATGGCTTCGCTATAAATTTCGTTCCAAATATCGTGGATTACTTCAATGCGGTCGTAGTGTTTTTTTCTATCAGCTACGCATTTTTCATAGCTTGCGTAATCCCTGCCGTTTGGTGTGACTTGCAGCAACGCTTCAATAGCACCTTTCATAAGCTTTATTGCCTTCAAGCGCGGCTGGATAAGGTCATCTGCGCTTGAGCCGTTCATGTTTAGCGTTGGGGTTATCATGTTATGCGCCCTCCACGTTTACAAAATAGTAGCCATCGCCCTTGACGTTGCCGCCTTGGGCATACTTGCCGTTCCACCGCAGTTTAAGAAGCAATGCAAAAGCGGCTTTCTTGTGGTTCTTTTCGACGCTTAATTCATGGTCGTATGGAAGTGTGACGCTGCCAGCCCATGCCATTGCTTTTATGCGTCCACCAGTGACATTGGTGGCTTTAATGTATTTGGTTTCGATTGCTTGTGTAACGACTGTCATTTTACATCTCCGTAATGGCGAGGCTTGGCCTCTGGTGGGTGGGGGCAGAAGCCCCCGTTTAGTTAAGCTGGAATGAGGCGTCCTGCATCACTGTAGTTGCCGAGTATTTTTACCGTGTAAGCTTTGCCATCAACCATTACGCTGTCGCCATTGCGGACAACTGCATCGCCGCAATAGATGCGGTGAGTATGAGCGCGTTCTGCGTCAGTATAGCTGGATTGAATAGATACAGCGCGCTTCATCAAATACATGGTATCTTCTTGCGCTGAATAAAACAAATAACCTTCAGCGCGTTGTGGCTGCTTTTTGTAATCCATATATTCAAACGCAAAACCAGCAGCGCGGTCAAAATTGTCTGTTGGGATATTCAATGTAATCATGGTGCTTTTCCTTAAATGGCGGGGCAACGCCCCTGTGGTTGATGACCCCTTATAAAAGGAGGTTCACATGATGTAAACCCCCTTTTTCATTTATTTCGGATTTATTCCTCTTTGACAAAAATCCCGTCAACCATGCGGCCCCTGCGGTCTTTGATTTCGTGCCATGCGTGAACGACGCATTCTTCAATTTCCAAATTCTTTTGCGCTGCCAAGATGGTAAGCACGACGAAAGCGTCACCGATGCTATCCATAAACTGTTCGTCTTTGCCCTTGGCGATAGCTTCGGCCAGTTCACCAATTTCTTCAATCAGCTTTACGAATTGAGCCTGAACCGTGCTGCCTTCAATCAGGTTGCGGTCTTTTGCCCATTCGCGGATTAGGTTGCCATAAATCATTAGTTCATCCCTTTGTTGGTGTTCAGTGATTGCAATAATTCGTTCTTCAGTTCTGCCAGTTCATCGGCTGTGATATAATCCGGCTCTTGCTTGGCGATGCGCGGCGCGTTGAAGTTATCGACCTGTGCCTGTGCATAGCGTATCGCGTCATTGGCCCAGCGGACGGCTTCAGGTTCAAACTTGCATATAAACGGCACAATCTTGGCAGGGTGGTCGCAGTTACGACGGGCTTGCTCACAGGCGCGTTGTAATATCGACAGCGGTATATGGTTTACCGTCATAATGGCGGCTTTATACCAAGCTGTCCGTTCCGCCTCCTGCATACCCGATGGAGCGCACAGCATTAGGCATGGAGCCAATAGCGTGATGATTTCCTGTGGCGTTGCCTGCCTGTATTTGTCCTGCGCCGCTTTCAAAGCTTCCAGTGCCGCCCGATATTTCGTGCAGTGCTTGTCTGGCTGCTCGTTCTGTAACGCCCATAGCGTCTGATTGCTTGTCATGTGATTGCCCCTTTATTTCGTAAATATCTGCCCAGCAGTTCAATGTGCTTCGGTCTAATACTGCCGCGATGTCCTGACCAGCTTGGCGCATTGCATCAAGCTTGTTTATCGCTTTCATTGTGGCTCTGGCTGTTAGCGGCTTCTTTTTCACCTTCCGCATTTCAACCCATCCCAACCAAGCTGCGACAGGCATCCAATCGGGCAAATCCCCTATATCTTGTTTACTATCTGGTTTTATATCTGGTTTTATATCTGGTATTGGTTCGCCCTTTTGGGCCAGTTCATTTGACCTTTTGGGCAAATGGGTTTTCACGTTTAGGCAAGTCGGTGCATACCATTTTGTTCTGTCATAAGCTGACTTGTTATAACAGCCGCTAATAATCAATCCACTGGCTTCCAGCTTCTCCAAAGCAGTTCGGATTTGCTTGCCAGTGAGATACGGAAATAGTTCAGAAAATGCTGATATGCTGTTGTATGTCCACCAGCGACCATCGTAAAAATGCCTGTCATTTGCGGCATTCTTTTCGGCCCAGTAAAATAGGTTTTGGTAAATAACAGCGGCGTTGCAACCGACCTGTGCGGCAATGGCAGGGTCGAAGTGATGGGCGCTCATTGCCAAGTGCCTTGCAAAATAGTTTTATGGCGTATATAATTTATCATATGCGGTGCTACTTTCCTTACAGTTAAGCATTGCGGCCAGCGAAATTTTGATGCTCCTTAATTTCGCTGGCCCCCCTTTTGCCTCAATCTTAGCCTTTTATAAAGCTACTTTGTTTGCCGAAATTCGATTGTCGGAAACAAGGCTTTGAATATCGCCTTGCGTAACGTGAAGTCAGCCGTAACCATGCCCTTTACATCTTCGACGCAATCCCTGCCATTTTCGGTATACGAAAAGTCTGGCTTATACCCAACGCGCCGTCCGTTATCGTGCTTCACTTGACTGCCATTGATGATGAACCAAAACTGCGGTTGGATGACCAAATCGGCAATCACACCCGCAGCCCACAAAACGTGCAGTTCGTCACATCGCGCAGCTTCGCGCTTGCTGTCGTGCTTGTGGCATTGGGCGCAATACGCTTTCTTGGCGTTGAACTTTGACCGACGATTAAACACCACCATTATTCCGATGTGCGCCCATCAACGATTGTTGGTTTTTGAAAGAAAATTTGGTCATCGTCATTTAAAAAGGCGTCCCACATCTCTTTTTTATCCGCTTTACTGCGCGGTGGCCTGTTTCTGATTTTTTCAGAAATTAATTCGTCCAATGCCTGTTCAACAGCAAGATATGCTTCCAACATTGGCGTTGAACGATTGCGCTTCCAGTTGCTTAATGTGACCCGACTTAGGCCAGCGGCTTTGGCAAGCTTTCCAGCAGTGATATTGTGTTCAGCAGCGCGTCCGTAAATACGCATAACGGCTTTGTGACTTAACGTCATTTAATGTTCCTTTTTGCTAAATGCAAAGCGCATATAAAAAAACGCTTTACAAATGTAAATGGGGCTTACATAAAAAACCACAAGGAGCAAACAATCATGAAAATAGAAACCTGCACAATTTGCAGCTTTGAACTTACATCTGCCTTTTGCTGCCCAGCTTGCGATGCGGCTGACGCAATCGTTGAGGCTGGCGGATGTCACCCTAACTTTAAGGAAGCGTTGGCTGAAAAAATTGGCGACCTTCTAAAAGACAATGATTGGCACACCACCATTAGCGTTCGCAAAATGTATCCACGATTTTATTAAGGAGCAAAATGAAATGAGTGATAAATTAGGTATCCATAAAGAGGCTGTTGGCAAAGCCATTAGATTGCTTGATGCGGTTGGCGCAGTTTATGCCATCCAGTTCAACGACGAAATTTTGGGAACTTTAGAGGTCAAGCCGCCGCGCAAAAAAGCAAGCAGTTCGCAATACGCTTACGGTGAAACACGTTCGCATTATCTGCCATACATCGAAAACTTAGAAGTTGGCGGGAGTGCTTCGGTTCCGTTTAGCTATTTTGACCGCAAAATTTTATCATCGAACATAAGTGCATATTGCGTTCACAAATGGGGCGCTGGGTCTGCAATGGTGAAAAGAAATAACA